AAAAATTTACAAGCATTTAGAAATCCTAGAATAGGGACAATAGATCTTATAAGATATTTAGAGGGTGTAGTTGATCCTAAATATAAAGGCCAGTTTAAAGAAGCTCGTATTGCTATAGAAGCTGCAGGTAAAAACGAATTTAAAAAAGCTAAAGAAATATTAGGAAGAACAGATAAAATTATGCTTGATCATAAAATACCTTCATCTTTTATTAAAGCAGGTTACGCTGATCCAATAGAATACATAAAAGTAACTCCAGCTACAGAAAACTTTAACGTTAAAATTAAAAATAAACAATACGACGTACCTATAAAAAAACTTCTTAACAAGTTTGAAAAAGCCTCAACTCCAGAAGCAAAGCAAGTTATTTATAATCAAATTTTAGAAAAGCATAATAATTTTAGTAAAAAGTATGGTGGATATTTAGATGATGTAAAACCTTCTTTTAAAGATGGCAAGATAAAATTTAGTAGCACTGCTACACCAATTAGTAAGAAAACAGATTTTATAAAAGAGTTTACAAAAGCAGGTTTACAAACAGGTGAATTAAAAAATAAAGAAGCACAAAATTTAATTAAAAAAATGGGAATAAAACCAACAGACAATAAACAAATAATTTTATCTAAAATTAAAAAAGCAGCCATACCTAATAAAGCTAAAGCTCTTATACTTCCAATTGTTGTTGGAGCTACAGCGATAACTGGCGCAGATTTAATAACAAGTTCTGTTGAAGCAGCCGAAGGAAAAGAAGATGAAGAAACAAAAAACTTGTTACCATCTTTCAGTGAAGCAGCAGCCCTTACTACAGGCGCAGCAATTGGTTCTAAAGCAACAGCAACTGATCCACTTAAAGGTTTCAGACGTTTTGGAAAAGAAAAAGCAAAAAATCTTTTAAAAACAATTTTTAAAACAGCAGGAGCTCCAACTGTATCAGCAGGATTTGCTGCTTCTGAAATTTTAGATTATAAAAAACCAGAAGATTCAATATTAGATATTGATAGACTTGATCCAAGAAATTATGAACTTCAAGAAGATCCAAATATAAAAACAGCTGGTGCAAGTTTATTAGCCCCTGAAGTTTTAGGAACATTATCATCTGTCGGAGAAAAAGGTGCTTTAGCTAAAGCAAGAAATATTCTTATGAATCCTTTTGGAAAAGCCGCAAGAGCATTTACACCAGTTGGATTAGCAACAATAGGAGCTGGCGCAGCTTATGATTTATACAAAGAGTTTGAGAGAAGACAAGCATTAACAGAGGAAGAGAGACTAGAAGAAGATTTAGAGGCTCAAGAAAAATATGATGAGATGATGGTTGGCGCTGCTGAAGGAGGCAGAATAGGTTTTGCTGATGGACCAGATGATCCAAAACGAAGAACCTTTATGAAACTTATGGCAGGTATTGCATCACTACCTATTCTAGGTAAATTTTTTAAAGCAGCAAAGACAGCTAAAGTTGTTAAACTAGCTAACTCAAGCACAACAATGCCAGACTGGTTTCCGGCTTTTGTAGAAAAAGCTTTTGAAAAAGGAATAGTTAAAAAGATTGACGCTGATATTCAAACAGCAGAATTACCAGAATTACCCGGAATAGAAATAACTAAACATGACGATGGTAGAGTTTTTGTTTCAGGTGAAAATGAATACGGAAAAAGATATGAAATTGAATACGAACCACCAGGCTATGAAGTAATGGACTATGAAACAGGCAAAGCTGTAAAAACAAAAGGTGAGTTTATTGCTCAAGAAGAAGTGCCCGTTAACGTAGATCCTGATGGCAATGCTGATTTTGACGTAGATGTCCTTGAAGATTTAGATCAAATATTAGGACCAGATACAAGAGTTATGGAAGAATTTGCAACAGGTAAAAAAATTAAAGAAATGAAATCAGGTGAGTTTAGTGTTGGTAAAGCTGAATCTGATGCAGAAAGAGCTATAGAAGAAGCAGCAGAAATGGCTGAAGACATTGATTAAAAAACTCACAACCACAATACCCCCTAAATCAGGACCACAGCCGGAGGGGTTGCTTATTGATTATAATACTGTTAAACCTGTGAAACTGGAGAAAATAAATGGCAGACATAGACAAGTCTCTTCCAAACGTAGAGCAAGAGATAAAAGTACCATCACCTGAAGAAATTGAAGTTGCTGAACAAGAAAAGCAACAAGAAGTTAACGAAGCAGGCGACCCTGTAGAAGTCACAGAAAACGAAGATGGATCTGTAGATATTAATTACGATCCTTCAATAGGTTCTGTTGAAGATGGACAAAATCATTACGATAACTTAGCAGAACATTTACCAGATGATATTCTTGGAAGACTTGGAACAACGCTTTATCAAAATTATCAAGATTATAAAAACTCTAGGAAAGATTGGGAAAAAGGTTACAGAGAAGGTTTAGATTTATTAGGTTTTAAATACGATAACAGAACAGAACCTTTTCAAGGTGCATCAGGTGCAACTCACCCTGTACTAGCAGAAGCTGTTACACAGTTTCAAGCTTTAGCTTATAAAGAATTATTACCTGCAGAAGGACCAGTTAGAACACAGATTTTAGGAAACCCTACTCCAGAAAAAGAACAACAATCACAAAGAGTAAAAGATTTCATGAACTATCAAATCATGGATAAGATGAAAGATTACGAACCAGACTTTGATTCGTTATTATTTCATTTACCGTTAGCAGGCTCAGCTTTTAAAAAAGTTTATTACGACGAAGCAACTTCAATGGCTTGCTCTAAATTTGTACCCGCGGATGACTTGATTGTTCCGTACTCAGCTACCTCATTAGACGATGCGGAGTCTATCATTCATCGCGTACAAATATCTGAAAACGAATTACGAAAACAACAAGTGGCTGGTTTTTATAGAGACGTAGAATTAAAACCAGGTCCAGTTAATGAAACCGAAGTAGAAAAAAAAGAACGTGAATTAGAAGGTGCATCTAAAGGTAGAGACGAAGATGTATTTAATTTATTAGAATGTCATGTTCATTTAGATCTTGAAGGTTTTGAAGACATGGGAGAGGATCAAGAACCAACAGGTATCAAACTTCCTTATGTTGTAACAATTGAAGAAAATTCTAGAGAAGTTTTATCAATCAAAAGAAATTACGAAATAGGTGATCCATTGAGAAATAAAGTAGATTACTTTGTACATTTTAAATTTTTACCAGGACTTGGTTTTTATGGTTTTGGTTTAATACATATGATTGGTGGATTATCAAGAACAGCAACGTCTGCTTTAAGACAATTACTAGACGCAGGAACTTTATCAAACTTACCCGCAGGATTTAAACAAAGAGGAATTAGAATAAGAGATGATGCACAATCAATTCAACCAGGTGAATTTAGAGACGTAGATGCACCAGGTGGTAACATCAGAGACTCTTTTATGATGCTTCCCTTCAAAGAACCATCACAAACTTTATTAGCACTTATGGGCGTCGTAGTACAAGCAGGTCAGAGATTCGCTTCAATAGCAGATCTGCAAGTAGGTGAGGGTAATCAACAAGCGGCAGTGGGTACGACAGTAGCTTTGTTGGAAAGAGGCAGCAGAACAATGTCTGCTATTCATAAAAGAATTTACGCAGCCCTAAAACAAGAATTCAAATTAATGTCTAGAGTTTTTAAGTTATATCTACCTCAAGAATATCCTTACGATGTTGTTGGCGGTCAAAGGATGATCAAACAGACAGACTTTGACGATAGAGTAGATATATTGCCGGTTGCAGATCCAAATATTTTCTCACAGACACAGCGTATTTCCCTCGCACAGTCGGAGCTGCAGCTGGCGACATCTAATCCAAAAATACATAATTTATATCAAGCTTATAGAAATATGTATGAAGCATTAGGTGTAAAAGATATTGATAAACTTTTAAAACGACCACCAATTCCCGCACCAAAGGACCCAGCGTTAGAGCACATTGATGCTCTTGCTGGGAAACCGTTCCAAGCTTTCCCTGGTCAAGACCATAGAGCACACATAACTTCACATTTAAATTTTATGGCAACAAACATGGCTAGAAATAATCCAATGATTATGGCTTTGTTAGAAAAAAATTGTTTTGAACACATTTCATTGATGGCACAAGAACAAATTGAAGTTGAATTTAGACAAGAGTTGCAACAACTCATGGCAATGCAACAAAATCCACAAGCAATGCAGAACCCACAGATGCAAATGCAACTAAAAATGATGTCTGAAAAAATTGAAGCAAGAAAAGCACAATTAATTGCTGACATGATGGAAGAATTTATGAAGGAAGAGAAGAAAATTACCTCTCAATTTTACAATGATACTATT